CGCTCTGCTAGGGCTAAGATGTTCTGAGTAGCTACTTGCGTTACGAAGTTAAAGTTCTGGTAGGTAGGGATCTCAGCGACCCAACCTCCGGTATATTTTTCACTTCCTGGGTCTAGTACGCCACCTGCTACGGCCCATACTAAGTCTAGGTTTACTTGATTAGTCATATAATTTCCATGTCATGTTATGCAGCATTTATTGAGAAGACTGTTCCAGTCGGCATCATATATCTTGCGAAGTAGTTGATGAGAGCTGCCTCTACATCTGTTACTTCTGAGCTAGCTAGGTTAAGGGTTACTTGCTTGACGCCTGTAACCTCTAGCTCAAAGGTTGAAGGTACCCTAGCCAGTAAGGTGCTTATACAGTAGTAAGCTAGGTTTATGCTGGCGGTTTCAGCGTTAAGCACAAGAGCTTTTGCAAGCAGTAGCCTGCGGTACTCGAAGTCATCCAGAGGGGTGACTTCAAACTCTTCCTGCACACTCTTGAACACGCCACCCTCTGCTGGGGCTGCACTGTCAGCAAGCCCAGCTATATTCCCTGTAGCTCCTTGAAAGCCAAAGTAAGGGCGCACACCTAGGTTTATCGACCTGCTCTGGTCAAGGATCTCTCCAATTACGTCTAGTTGCTTGCCAGTTGCGTTCTCTATGAATTGCCCTACGTACACAGACTCAATACTTTCAAAGAGGAAATCCACCTCTTCTACATAAGCTTTCATGTACTGTATCAAGTTGGGGCTCTGCCCATACTCGGACAATAGTAGGTTACCCATTAATTGAGTTCCCTTATCCTTCGTTACTATGTTCTCAACTGAGTTTGGTTGGAAGGCAATAGTTCCTGGTGGATACATACGCTTCTCCTAGGATTGGGTAATATTTATGTTGCCAGTACTTATTGTAGCGTACTCACCAGTAAATATTTCCATGTTAGTTGCGGCAAGACCTGCCAAGCTTCTTCCTACTCGTAAACTGTTTATCTGGGCTTTGGCAAACGGAGTGATAACTCCATACAGTCTTGAATGTATAACGTCCTCTCCTGACAAGTATGCGTTAATCTCCTCCACAAGGGCTGCACGAATACCTTCAACAGCACCAGCAATGTTGGCGTCTAAGAATGTCACGTCCAAGTCTATGAAGGTTTCTATAGGCAGTGACTTATCAAAGTTGATTGTTTGTGAGAAGCCTTGGGCATCTGCAATAGTCACAGAAGTCCCTCCAAATGTTGGAGTACCTACTCCCATACCTTCTAAGATAACCCTTGCTATGTCTGAGTCAGACACACCATCTACAGCGTTAACTGTTACATGTATATGCTGTGCAGGAGTACCATCTGAGGCTGTGTTTAAGGTGTTGTTGCTAAACACAGTTGCCTGCTCTATCCCTTTCCCTACAAGTCTTGCCTGAATTACGCTAGCAACACTTGAGGAGTTTCTCATAACAGTCTTCTGTCTTTTGTTTCTGTAGGCAGTCTCAGACTCTGGCTCTAGTCCGTCAAGACCGTCATTAGGTTGTGACACACCTGTCCAGCCCACGACAGCCGTGGTAACTATGGTGTCTATAGTACCAGCAGGCACAGGTATTGGCCCTGCAACTGATGAGGTTACTTCTACGGAGCTTGGCAGTACTGTGTCAAACGAGGTAGTAAAGATATTACCATCAGCGTCAGACACTGCCGAATTCCTAGGTACAGTGACTCCTGTAGTACCTGTGAGGTCTACTGTTGCCCGACTACGACTGGCCGAACCATAAGGCATGCCAGTTATAAGTCCAATGTTTCTTAGTGCGGGGCCAGTGGCCTGAGTTGGGTTGTGGCTTTGATAGACAGTGCTAAGTTGTGACCAGCACTCTCCAAGCTCAAAAGCCATAATGCCAATGAGCTGGCCATCAGGTGACTCTGGAGAGAAGTCGAAGCCAGCATTTAGAGTCTCTAGCTTAGACTCTATTCGAGCTTTTATCTCTTTGTATGTTAAGGGTACAAACCCTGTGCTAGTTAGGCCAGCCATATTGGCTCCTTGTTATTCCCATGGGATTGTTGTTTCAATCTTTCCATATACGGTTTTAGCTTCAAAGGTAATGGTAAGTTTTCTAGTTACCTTGTCAATCGAAGCGTTTAGGTCTTCTATGCTTAGAACGCCTTGTGTGGTTAGTATGATTCTTCTTGCACTCATCTCTATGTCAAATAGGCTGTACTGCTTGCTGAAGTCACTAATAGATATAAGTCCTAGAAGGGGGTCTAGTAGCCACTCGCCACGCATGGCACGAAGCCTTGATCTGCATTGCTGGACTACAAACCTTCCATCCTTAACTCTTTCTACACCTCCCCCATCTTTGAGGATGAGGTCGTTATTCTTAAAGTCTAATGCTAAGTGCATTATCCTGCTCCTGTTTCTGTGTCACCAGAGATTGCACCTACTGTACCACTTGAGCCTATTGTAGCGGTTGTGGCAAGTGATGAACCACTATGTGTATGCCCTGTCAAAGTCACTGATCCAGAGGATACTTCTCCATCAGCCTCAATAGTACCAGTCACTTTTAGGTTGCCTGTAATCTCTACGTCTGTAGCTTTAACAGTAACCTTCTTAGTGCTCTCTATGTGTATAGACCCGTCTTTATTAAGGCTTATATATTGATCTACACTAGCGTTACGCCACTGTGAGTGGTCTGCTGAGTATGAAGCTATCTTCCTAGGTATGGTGTTGATACCTACAAATACAAAGCCATCATCTTCGCTGAACTTCCTACGAAGTATTGGGTTAGGCATTCCAGCCAGTAAGCCAGCCTTATCCTTGTCTTTGTAGAACCAGTGATCGTAGCCTACCTGACTGAACAGTATGATACATGAATCTCCCTTAGCTACCGGAAAAGTCATGTGCCAACCGCCACCTCCTGGAGTGTGCACTGGAATGCCCTTGATAGGCTTTCTGTCTATAAGCTTGTACATCTCTTCAGCAGTGTTGCCAGTTCTCTCTGCACATATCTGTACAGTAGCTGTCTGGTCTTCTGGGAAGTACTCTACAATCCTAGCAGGTAGGATGATGGAGTACTTGTTAGTGTCAAACATTTATCCTCCTAGAATGGATTGACCACTCCTGTACCACCAGAGATCTTAGTCATGGTGGAAGGGGCTATGGCAGACCCTGTTATTCCGGCTGCCCTATTTCCCACTGCCCTTGCACCTTCTGTCATAGACTCGACTGTTGGTAGTGGGTTCTCTTGGTAATCATCTGGTGTTAGTAGAGGTTTCCCATCTTCACCAGTTTGTGCACCTACTGCACCTGCCACTAAGCAGTCTGCTGATAGTGCTAGAAGTACTTGCCCGAAGTTCTTATTCCCGTTCACTCCAAACATTTCATAGGCAGCACCGTAAGCAGTCTTTCTTAAAGATCCTAGGGCCGTGTCTATGAATCCACTTGCAGCCGCATTACCAATGCCTACAAGTCCATCTGCTAAGCAAGCTCCAGCTACGTTAATGCCTGCTACAGGATTTAAGGTAGTGTCGAATATGCTTGAGGAAGATGTCGCAGCAGCAACGGCCACGTCAGTGTCAGAGGTATTGATCTCGCTGTTGTAGTTCTTGGCAGTCTCATCGTTAGCTACTACGGTAGAGGTTATGGTCTGGGAGGCTCCGTTAGTTGTTAACGTATCTGCTTGCCAGTCCTTACCAAAGTCACACTCGGCTTGGGATACAATGGCAGTGTCATCTACTATGATGCCTGCCTTAGCACACTCTTCCACTACCGCAGCACGCTTAGTCTCTTCCACTACTTTAAACTTGAGTTTGACAGGTGTGGTTTGGTTGACTGAGGTGCCTAAGATAATTTCCTCACCTGTTAAGGTAAAGCTCATAGCATCTGTCATTCCAGCTTCTTGCTTGGTCTTGAACTTCCTCCATATCACTGGAGTGTAGATACCTAAGTTAGTAACAACCTCGCAAGGTACTGCTTCTTGTATGAGCCTACTCAGCTCATCTTTTACAAGTGTTGTGTTTCCTGAATTGTTGTCCTTTCCACCACCGTAGTAGTGCTCCTCCCCTTGCCCTTTCACTACAGTATTACTTACAAGACCCTTTATAGTAACTACCCTGTTCTGTCTTATAGAGTGATTACTTACATAGGCTTGTGACTGTACTGGGAACTTGGTTATGGTAGCTTCAACTTCATGCTCTTCTGTTTCTACAGAGTGGAACCTGATAACATTCTGTTGATCCACTCCCTCTGAGTCTTCTCCAATTGAGTAGGCTATTTGTGCTTTGTTTGGCTTAGCCATGTTTCCTCCTTAGAGCCACCAGTTCGTTGTTGGCATTGTAGTGCCTCCCGAACTTGGTGAGGTTGCCATAGCAGTGGTTTCCCATACCGAAGTATAGTTAGATCCACGATGCCTGACAGTTAGTGTTTGATACTTTGTAAAGCCTGCTACCTGACCTGATAAGAAGTCTTGAGCTACCTTTAGTGTCTCTTCATTCACAGAGGAGGCAACTGTTAGTAACTTGGTAACATCTAGTACAGAGGTAGGACGTATGAGTGGATCTAGGTTGGAAGTCACCTGCAACTGTGCAGGGCCAATCTTAGGGTTCTGCCTCATGTTGTTTGTGTCTAGTACGATGTCAGCAGAGGCATCAAACAGGCTTGTCTGATCTACGTTCTTACTGTCAGGTATGTACATAAACACTACACTATCAAAGTCTGTGTATGTCTTGAATGAGTACTGATCTCCCAGTCTGTCTAGTATGTCAAGCAGTGTCCCAACCTCTCTCTTAGTTGGAGAGTCTGGAATGCTTTTCAGTACCTCGTCAGGAAAGAACTTAAACTCCGGAGTTCCTTCATACCCTGCAACACTCATTAAGTGTCTTAGTATATTTTCAAGGGATGGGTTAAAGATATACTCATCAATAGGCTTCTCGAAAGTACTCCTCATTATTCCAGAGTAGCAGTACAGGGAAGCCACAGTCTCGGGAAGTACTGTAACTTGTAGTGCGTTACTTACAAACATATCCTTGACTATGGGCCTTAGCTCTCCGTCATGAAGTCTTACGCTGAGGTCTGCAAAGCACACACCATTAGATATGTTACGTACAGTCTCAGGTATCATGTTGTATATGTCGATCTTACATCGACTGTATCTGTGTATGTCAAACACTTCAAAGTCTACTCTTAAAGTGTCTGTCTCAAATACTATTGCGCCAGCAGCATCCGTTATAGTTAGGAGGACATACTGGCCAAACTTCTTAATTGGTATGGCCATGTAGCCTCCTTACATTCTGGTCGTGCCTTCATCTATCAGTTCATCACCGTTAGCGTTGGCTGTTACTTTGTACTTACCATCTTCAATTACTACATCTACCTGAACATTGTTTTCAACTCCGGCCTTAGAATCTAGGCCCGACCTGTTATCAGGAATGACGCTATCAGGCATCATTACTTCAGTAGCCATAGAAGCACCTTGCATTAGCTCCATACTAGAGAACTTGCTAGTCCCATTAGGCTTGCTAGAGTTCAGGCTTGATTTTGTCCCTGCTGCTTTAGCATTGTTAGAAGGTGATGGCATTGCTCGGTAATTCCTGCCCTTAAGCTTGCTCCCAGCCTTCTTAATCTTACTTCCAAATAAGCTCCCAATAGCTGAGCCTGCAAAGTCAGCCAGTGCTGAAGAGGTGTAAGACACTGCTCCATTGACTTGCTCGCCAATCTCTTCTGTACCGATACGTACAACCTGAGCAACTTCAGAAGATTGTCTTTGAGTCTCATACTGCGCTTCAACGCCTATGGTGTCATCGAAAGCTACTGAGATGTCTCCTCCCTCAACTTCGTTATACGCTGTAAGCTGGGTCATCCCAAACATGTCGCCTATGTAGGCTTGTGCTTCTGGGGACTTGCCTTGCATTAACTCGCGTACCATAGAGATACTTTCTTGTGGGTTCATTGCTGCAAACTCACTTACAGAGTCTGGAAGTTCCATAGTCCTAACTTCTTCAAGGTTGGATGCACCTCTTGCAGTCATAATTTCAGTGTACTTGTTAGCCCCTGAGATTTCATTGCCAAAAGCTTTCTGTAGTCCAGCCGCAGCCCCAAAGGTAGAGTTAATGCCAGAGGCACTCATACCACCTTTCTCCATAGCTACCCGCATACCACGAGTACTGGTTACGCTCATACCAGATTCAGCGGCAAGCCTTACTTCATCCATAGCAGTCTGGTTACCACCTAGTGCAGCTTTACCGATCTGTCCTAGGACTTTAACGCTCTTAGATACTGCAGCATTAAATGCTTGAAGTGACTTAGAAGATTCTCTAGCAGCGGCTGCATTAGCCTTGATAGCTTCTTCTTCCATCTTACGGTAGTCTGCTGACTGTCCTGTCTCTTCTTCCATGTTTCCGAAGGTACGACCTTCTTGGTTGGCTTTGAATGCATCACGGGCACTGCCCATAGACTTGCCATCTAGTTTAGCTTGGCTTGCTGCCCTGCTTGCTGCCTCTTTCTCCATCTTGAGGTAGTCTGCTGACTGTCCAGTACTCTCGTCTATGTTACCGAAAGAGCTGCCTTGGTTTGCCCTAAAAGACTCCCCAGCCATGCTCATAGCTTTGGCATCTGCCTTGGCCTTCTCTATGGCTTCCTTCTCCATTCTGCGGTAGTCTGCTGCCTGTCCTGTGCTCTCGCCTAGGTCAAAGAAGGATGGAGTTCTGTTACCGCCTGAGTACGCAGCCGCAGCATTTGATACTTCTTTACGCTCCCTAGGTGGTAGTGGTGCTGTTATAGCAGGAGATACTTCCACTGCCTCTACGGAAGAGGTTGCCTCTGCGCTGGCCACTGCTTCCTTAGCTCTGGCAAGTTGGTAGGACTTCTCAGCCTTCTCCATTGTCTGGGCTAGGAGTGTTCCAGATGCTTGGCCTCCTTCTCGGAAGGCAGTCATAGGAGCTTCAGCAGTTTCGCCTAACTCTACTAGCCTAGCTTCTTGCCCTGCAACTATACTCTTATGTGACTGTGTTGCAGACCTAGCTTCTCTGGCAGTCTTTCTATTTGCCACGTTCTGTCTTATATTCTTTTCCAAAGTTTGAACTCCTCTGGCATCAAGCGTGCCAGCTAACTCAATAGCCTCCTGACCTGACTGTAGTAGTTGTTGTTGAAGTTCTGGATCAGCATGAACTATCTCGTGTTGATACTCTCCTGTGTGCTTGTTCATCGCATAGAAGTGTGTTTGCTCCTCACCAGTAATGGCCATCTGCATTTGCATCTGAGGGGTGTACTTCTTAAGTGCACCTTTCATGGACTTGCCAGTAAGGTACTTAAGTTCTAGCAATCCCGCACTCTGGCCTTCTGCGTCAAAGAGCCTGCCATCAGGGGATACACCAAACCCTTCATTATCCTCAGAAGTATCATAGAAAGCTTCTTCGTATGTTAGTCCCTTACCTGCTCCACGTTGGAAGGCTTGGAGTACTCTGTCTTCATACTTGTTGCCACCCTTGGTATAAGAGTTCTCAACAAATGGAGCGTCAATGCCTAACCTTTGTCTGGCTAGGCTAGCTGCCATATTCTCCACACCATCTTGCCCTAGCAGCATTCCTGATACTGAGGCTGTGATGTTCCCTCTACGTTGAGCTAGCCACTCCTTAGTTCCTTGTTTAGGACTGGGGTTGTAGTACTGCTCTTCTTGGTACACACCTTGTGGGGTGCTGGCAAATATCCTCTCTTCCTGAACAGGGTTGGCCAATGCCTCCCTAGCTGCTTCAGTGTGAAGATCTGTCTCAGACATTCTACTGGACTCTAAGTTCTCTGTAGCTATGTAGTCTAGTCCGAGTATCGCCTGCTCATTACGCAGGTTCTCATGATCTAGTGTTGCAGGAGTATCTCCATACACTACTTCTAATCCATCACTTCTATGTGCTATTGACCTTCCAGTTCCAGCACTCTCATTAGCTACAGTAGGGAAAGCTGCAAGTAACTGCTTACGCACAAACTTAGCCTTCTTCATCGCCTGTCCCATTTTGAACTTGCGATCTCTAGCTACTTCCTGTGGGGTAAAGTTCTTGCCATCCTCTCCACGTACTCGCTCAGAAGCCAGTACAGGGAATAGGGAATTCTTTAAGCTAGGCTGTAGCTGCCTATGTTCGTACTCAGACATCTGGGTATATTCATAGCTAGTTCTGGCATGTTCATAGCTCAGTCTCGTGTGAGGGCTTGTAGAGCCGTACACGCTTGATCTAGTTTCTACCAACCCCATCACATCTATCTCTGACGGAAGTGGCAGGAGAGAGGATTCAAACAGGTTCTTGGCCTGTGTTGGGATCTCATCCATCAAGCGCGTGGCTAGCTGATTCTTGACCGATTCTTTACGTACCCCGTAGACTGATGAATTTCTGACCTCATCTGGGATATATAAATCAGCCAATTCATCAAGCCCACTAAAGGCCAGATTTAGCTTCTCATCGGCCCTCTCCCGCTTCTCAGCAGACAAGAAATTACCGTTAAGTGTTTGGCCAGCCCCTCTATCTAAATACTCCCCAGCGGTCTTCTGTAGTACTGAGAGTACCATCGCTAAATCCTGTTTAGATCTAGGGTCGTCAACACCTTCTGGTATCTTCATTTGACGGGCAAAGGCTACTGGGTCACTGCCTATGATAGAGCCGAACTCTTCAGAAGCTGCCATTAGATCTAGCTTGTCTTTGAATATGCTCCTTGCGTCTAAGGTGCCATACAAGGCTGATTGAATACCTTTCTGGACTCTTGGCTCAAGGTGGGAAAAGCGACCTAGCTGCAAATCCGCAGTGGTCATTTTGTTCATTTGTGGGTCAGGAGAGGGGCTGTCAGCATCAGGGTCATGCTGGGCTAACCAGTCAATCTCACCTTCATCTAGTAAGGAACTATCCCCACCAGTTATCTGAAAGCCTTCCATCTCTTCATATCTTTCATCCCCGTTTTCGTCAAAGGCTGACTCTTCTCCACTTAGGTTATCATCGTACATCAGAGCCTCCTAAGGCTTATCGGTTATGTTCCTTGATGTCCATAATTTGATGGAGTGTCTCAAGGTCTTCAATTGTATATGTTCCATCCTTCAACTCTTTAAGAGTACACATGGGAGGACTCACTAGCAGTGGCCTAATAAGGTAGCCATTCAATGATGGGTACACCTTATTATAGTTAATAGGAATACCTACTTGCTTCCCACGTTCTCCACTGACTGGGAGTTCACCCCTGCTAAGCCTAATTCGAAAAAACTTGCGTACTGTGCAACTATGACGTGCATAAACAATTCAGTCACTACAGACAAGCTTCCTACGAACAAACTGTTAATACTGTCTGGTGTTAGCTTTTCATGTCCTTCAATACGTACTTGACTAATGAAGTGCTTAATAAGGTTAGAAGCTTCTTTAGGGTTCTTAGCTTCCATTATTGCTACTACAACTGTGGCAAGGTCGCCTTCAGATATAGTAATGATGTTCTCGGCACCCAAGTATTTACCAGCGCTGGCTAGGTTTTCTAGGCTTACATCTACTGGCCAGTGCGGAATGAATATTGCTCTGCCATCTTTTAAATTTGATTCGTAACTCATTTGGTTCTCCTTATGGTACATCGTACCTATTATTTCAACCTAAAAAGCCCAACCCAT